TGGTGGATACATCATGGTGTCACCCAGCGTGGGATACCACATGAAGTGCGACCAGTCATACGGCGTGTCTGGTCTGGATGACCTGCCACTGCTAGGCGAAGCCGACATACAACAAGTACATGTGTTCAACACTGGCAGCAAAGTCGAAAACATACGCGAGAAGCTGACAGAAGAACCCAAAGAACAAGGCAGTCGCAACGACACACTAGCACGTCTAGTCGGTAAGTGGGTCAAGGAAGGCTGGGGTATGCGCGAGGTGCTGATCAAGGCACAAGACTGGAATCAATCCTGTGTGCCACCCATGGACTTGATCGAGGTCACCCGTACGACCATCAGTATCGTTAACGGGCATATCAAACGACACCCCGATGATGTCGATGCAGGCATCATGGCATGGCAGACATCGAAGTGGCAGACAGAGATCAACGAAGATCTCAAAGAGATACAGTCACAAGAAGACCCGCTCGATGAACTCAAGCGCGATGGAGATGAAGAGGCACAGTCAGGGCCGCTAGGACTGCAGCCGTTCAGTGCCGACGCATGGTCTGATATGACCGACGATGGCATCGAACAGTTCTGGGGCGATGCATTCATCTTCCAGAAGAGCCGAGTGCTGCTCCTCGGCAAACCAAAGATAGGTAAGTCCAACTGGCTTGGCGCCTTCGCAGCAGGCGCAACCACCGGCACAGACTTCATGGGCGAAGAGTTCAGCAAACCATTGAAGGTGATGTGGTTCCAAGCAGAGATCATCGCAGAGTTCTTGAAGCGCAGGATCGACACTTACTTCAGGCGCTTTGAGTTTGACCAAGATCTGATATCGATGGGGCACAACAACCTGATCATCAGCGGCAGGCTGCGCAAGAACCTGATGAAAGACCAAGACATACAAGCGTTCTCAGATGAGATAGCGTTTCACAAACCCGACATCGTGCTGATAGACCCGATCATCAACTTCTTTGACGGCGAGGAGAACTCCAACACAGAGATACGCAAGCTCCTTGATCGTGTCGATATGCTCATTGAGATGCACGGTATCAGCGTGATCATCGCTCACCATACAGGCAAAGAACGTGCAGATGATAAGTCATTCATGTCTGCACGAGGCGGCAGTGTATTCGCCGGTTGGTTCGATAGCGGCGTGAAACTCAGTGGCGAAAAACCTGACGTGTCTGTCTTCTACGAGGCGCGTAACGCCCGTGAGCCCAAAGAACATTTAGCAAGTTTCGACTTCGATGATGGCCTATGGAAGGTCAACGACTTCACACCGCGCAACGTCAAGCCTCAACTTAGCGAGGAGGATGAGGTCAAGATAGCCAGTGTGATCGTCAATGCTATGAGCAGCACAACGTTCTACAAGCGCAAAGAGCTTGAGCTTCTGGCGAAAGAAGCACTAAGCAAGGCTGGACTGGGATCAGGAAACAAGTCGGCACAAAAAGCCGTGTCATATGTGCAAAAGTATAAGGGCGCGGTGGTCAAGACGCATGCCGTTCCTGGCGCAGCCGTGTGGCACTATTTGGAATCGAATGAAATGACAAAGCCTTGGGAGGCATAAAAATGAATACAGCAGCGTTGGAAAATATAGAAAGACATCTTGTTGATATTAAACAGAGAACAGAGAGTGCATCTGAACATCTTATGGCAGGAATATACGATAGAAGTGAAGGCGGTAAAGAGAGGTCTGGAGAGAGAATAGCCATCGGGGCCAATTTTCTTGAAGGTTATGGCTCGCAAAGTAGTGTGCCAGAACTAGCCGATAGAATTCTTAGCCTTGTGCAGGGTGAGTTAAACAAAAGAGAGGATCGAAGCGTATGAAAGAAAACACTCAATGGAGTAGGACTGTCACAGATCAAGTTGGGTGGGTTGTTCTGTTTATCGGAACACCATATATGGATGGCCGGTACACAAAAAAAGATTCTGCCATGCAGGTCAAAGAACACATGGAAGAAAGATACCCAAGGCTACGATTTGAAGTGGCCCAAGTGAGGGGTGACTTCTTAGTCAGTGATGACATCTTCTGGGCCGATCATCAGGATGAGATAGAACAGGCAAACGACAGCGCAACTGGTGTTTACTGGAGAAGGCACGGGTATGCAAAAGCTAACAGTAATTAGCCTGGGCGCAGGTGTACAGTCAAGCGTGATGGCGTTGATGGCAGCGAAGGGTGAGATCACACCCATGCCTGATTATGCGATCTTCGCAGACACACAAGCGGAACCTGATCACATATACGAATGGCTTGACTGGCTAGAAAGCCAGCTGCCGTTCCCCGTGCTGCGCGTCACACGAGGCAGTCTGCTCGATGACATCATGAACCCAGAAGACCGTAGCGCATCACCGCCGTTCTTTACCGCATCACCAAGCGGGGTGGGCGAGGGTATCTTGATGCGTCAATGTACCCGCGACTACAAGATCACGCCGATCCAACGAAAGCTACGCGAACTGGCAGGCTACAAACCGCGCCAGCGTATCCCAGCAGACACAGTCGAGCAGTGGATAGGTATCAGCACCGATGAGATACAGCGGATGAAAGATGCGCCAGAGAAATGGTGCAACAACCGATGGCCTTTGATCGAAACACGCATGTCACGGTGGCACTGCCTGCGCTGGATGCGTGACAACGGCTACAACGAACTGCCGCGCAAAAGCGCGTGCACGTTCTGTCCCTATCATGACAACGCAACCTGGCGTGAGATGAAGGCTAATGACCCCAAGTCATGGGAGCAGGCGGTGGCTGTGGACAAACACATACGCGATGACTTTCGTGGCACAACAAGCAAGATCTACATACACCGATCACTTGTGCCCCTCGATGAGGCAGACCTGGCTGACCCAGCAGCGGATCAGATCGTGATGGATTTTGGTGACGAGTGCGACGGGATGTGTGGAGTGTGAGCAAGCTGGCTGTCACTCCCATTAATCTAGATGAAGCAAACGCTTTTGTGGCTGAGCATCACCGACATCACAAGCCGGTGCCAGGTGCAAAGTTCTGTGTGGCCGTGTCAGAGGAAGATGTGGTGCGAGGCGTAGCCATAGTCGGAAGGCCTGTAGCTCGGCATCTTGACGATGGCTGGACGCTAGAGGTCAATCGGTGTTGCACAGACGGCACGCGAAACGCCTGCTCGATGCTCTACGCAACAGCGTGGAAAGCTGCGCGAGCGATGGGATACACAAGCCTGATCACCTACACACTAGAGTCAGAGGGCGGTGCGAGTCTGCGAGGCGCAGGATGGCGGTGCGTGGGCCAGACAAGCACTGCAGGTAGAGGGTGGAATACACCCAGTCGGCCCAGGGTGGACACGCATCCGCTGCAACAGAAACTCAAATGGGAGGCGTGAATCGGATCGTAAGATGCACGCACAAAAAAGCCCCGCAAGACGTACAAAAGGATAAAGACGCCAAGCGGGGCCAACACTTTGTTAAGGAGACATCGTGTTGAGCGAAAGATACGACAGAGAAAAAGGAATGTAAAGTGGTTGTGGGCAACGAAAGGAGAAAGATGGAGATTGCAGATAATAAAGACTGGCGCATCAAATGCGTGTCGTGTGATGGAGAATACAAAACAAATGACCTGCCAAGAGGATGCAAAATGTGCGGCAAAGAAGTGCTCATGGTGTGGGACATAAGGAGCAAAAAGAAGAAACAAACGCCCACTGAGAACAAAAGAATCGGCAGGTACAGAGGCTTCTCTGATGTCGCAATGATGACGAATATGAGGCGAACATGAGCAGAATTGTGCATGAACTTAGGGCGCAAAGTTAAAGTGGTTTCGAGGTTTGCGGAACAGATGGTTTGCCCAAAAAGTGCAGGGTCACGGGGGGTTTTTCGTTTTGACCCTACCCCTGTGGATAAGTCTGTAAGTCATTGATTTATATAGTAGGGTCACGGTGGGTCATAGGGTCAGCGTGACCCTGCGTGACCCTTGACCCTACCCCCACCTAAGTCATTGATTTTAAAGGGTGGGTCAATGGGTCATAGGGTCACCTCTAAAGAGGGGGAGAGATATATGAAATATCTCCCCTACGGGACACCCCCTTTCTCCCCCTTTAGAGAGAGGAAGAAAAGAAAAAAATTTTTTTGTAGGATGGGCGAAATGGCAAAAAATCAAGCAGTCGATATGTTGAACAACCCAAAGCGAAGTCTGCCTGAGAGGCACAAGGAGAAGCCGTTCACGAAGAAGCAGCAGGCGTTCATTCAGCACTATGTGTATCACGATCTGACTAACACCGAAGCTGCGCATCGAGCAGGCTACTCAAACCCAAGACAGATTGCGTATGTGCTTTTGCATGATCCCAGATACATGAATGTGCAGATGAAGATTCGCGAGCTCCAAGAGGCGCAGCAGAAGAAGTATGAGATCACGTTTGAGAAGGTTGCGCGTGACTTGCAGATGATCAGAGACAGGGCAGTTGAAGATGGTTCGTATGGTGCGGCTGTCAATGCAGAGTTGGGTAGAGCAAAACTTGCGGGCCTCATGGTTGAGAAGAAAGAGATCAAGCACGGGCGAATCGACCAGATGGATCGAGCAGAAGTTGAAGCCAGGCTAAACGCACTGCTCGATAAGAACCAGTTGATTCCTGGGCTACAAGCTGCGGTGGTGGACGATAGCATCATGGATGTGGAAGAAGTGCCTGATGATTTTGAGGAGGCAGAGTTCGAGGAACAGGAAGATGAGGAGCCCGCAGCGGAGCTCCTCGATGGTGAGAAAGATGATTATGATGGTGAGGATGAGGAAGACGAAGAAGATGAGGAGGACGAATGGTAGCGAACCAACGCAATCGGTGGCCTAAAACCTTTGCCTCTACGCCTCAGTTGAGTGATCCGTTTTGGTTTACCAATTCGATTCACCGCACGAAAGGCTTTGCTTCGATGTGCCTGACAGCAATACTTGGCTGATGACTGCGTGCTCATGAACTTCACACCACACCATAAGCATGTGAACTCACGCTCAACTTTGTGTTGGTGCATGGTGGATGAGTTGGCTCTCATGCCCCCACGAGTTTCTTTCTCGTAGGGGTCTGTTGATGAGATGAGGTCATCCATGGCTATGCGTCCTCAATCTCTTTGTGCAAGAACCCGCAAGCCTCCCATTCTTCAATCCTGTAAAACCAAAGAATATTAAGTTCAGGAAACTTGAACTTTAGCGCTTTTAGAATTGGTGCAGGTGGCGACCATGCCGTGTCAAATTTGTATGACACCTCGTCGCCATATTTTTCATCAAAATCCATGTCCTCGTTCATGGCGTTCCATTTCGTTCCCCAGTTATCGCAGTTCCAGTTGTACCATCGGTCATCTGTTTTGCCGCTCGTGGGAAACTTATTGAAAGACATCACTAAATCGCCAGACTTGTTACGAATCTCCTCAACATCAGTCGGCAGCTCGTCATTTTCGTCTGGCACGCCGTCCCAATCTGGCGATGGAATTATTTTGTTGAAGTCGAATATAGAATCATCAGACTCCACAAAGCTTATGAACGATCTAACTTGATCTCCATCTCTACTCCAAATTGTCAACTCGTTTTTGCATATGTTAGGCATCTGTAGTCTCCTTAATTATTGATTTGCCAATGGTCTGAGGCAGTCGGGTTTTACGCAAGGCAAACGCCTTGTTGCCAGATAGCACGATGCGCTCCGCTTGGGCACGGCTCATCGCCGTTACATTCACTTCGTGCTTGATTACTTCAAGGTAGTTGATGGTGTACTCAGTCAGAACACCACGAGAATCTTCGTAGCATTCGCTGTAGCACATCGGGCAGCAGTTACGCATGCCCGTGTTAGTTTCGATTGATGCAAGCATGTGTTCAGCAGTCATGGTGCCGCACTCGTCGCAGGGGAAAAAGATTTCTTCATGCATGTATTCGTGCTTCACGATGCAGTCCTCCAGTATTTGTACGCTTCCGCCTCTGGGATTGTGTTGAGCCATACCCAATCCTTGACGTTTTTCTCGTCGCTTTTCGTGGCGAAGTGGTTCTTATACTTCTCCAAGATCTCATCAGTGGGCTTGTCTCTGCCAAGGTGCAAGATGTCGTTGCTCTTGGGGTCATAGACCGCGACTTTCTTTTTCAACGTCTTGCGCATTTCTTTTAGCGTTAGTTGTTCGTTGATCAGATCCGCGATCAGCCAGTCGATTAGCTCGTCTTTGAGTCGCTCATCATCAATCGCCCACTGCAAGTCTTCGCCTAACTCAATCTTTTTGAGCGTGTATTGCCTAGCTTCCTCACAGGCAATCAACATGGCTTCTTCAAAGGCCTCTTTGCTTGTGTTGAAGTCAGATGGTGAATAAAAGTTTGGCCCACCGTTGCCACCGTTAGAGGCAGAGAACATGCGCTTGCCGTTGATGTAGACAGATGCTCGGAAGCAGTGCGTCTCTTCAGACATACTTGTGTTAAGGCTAAGGTTCTTGAGTTCCATCGCAGAGCGCGGCTCTATCGCCGCAAGCGTGGGGTCAAGGTCTTTGGGTTGGAATGGTTTGTTGTTACGTGGCATATGCTTTCTCCTTTTGTTTGCTATGCGCGCTCGATAATAATGCTTTGGTGTTCTTTGTCAACACAAAATTATAGGTATCGACAAAAATGTTCCAAAATGTGGGGGTTTGTGGGGGTTGAGTCGCTCCTGCCCCCTCTCACAAGGGGTCTAGCGTTTGATTTGAGGCGTTTTCCCGCTCGCCTAGGGGTTTGTGTAGGCTTGCGGCCTTGCGGCCTTATACGGGGCCGTGCGTGCGCTTGAGGGCTTGCGGCCTTTTGCGATTTTTTTAGGCATGCTTGCGGGCTTGCGGCCTTGATCGAATATATATGCTTGCGGGCTTGCGGCCTGTGGCGATCCGTGGATCACGGCGGCGGGCCGAGAGGGCTGGGGGGGTTACTCCCCCCTCCTTCTTAACATATCTCTTCTCTCCAGCAGTCCAGCAGTTCCTTGATGGATGACTCCACCTCGTCGCGCTGTTCCTCGTCAAAGTAGTACTTGCCATTGCGTGCAAGGAAAGCTTTCATCACGGGGAGTTTCCACAGTTGCTCTTCTTCTTTTTTCGTCAATTTCTTTTGTGGGTATGCCGGAGCATCAGAAAAGCAAAACGATACCTTAACGATATCGCTCATCAGTTCTCGCTCGTCTTCGTTGTCGGTGTCAAACATCGATTTAATTACGTTGTAGATGACTCGGTCTTCCGACTCGGTTACGTCAAGCATAAACATTTGCTCGCCCATTTCTTGCTCATGGTTTGCGAAAGTAAAAATTGCTTCTGCGTTTATGTAGTTTTTCCAAGTAATAGCCATTGTTTTTGTCTCCTTAGTGGTACTTGTAGCTAATGTTTTTGATGCGTGGGTTCCAGCATGCGCGACAGTCTTTGCACTCGTTGTCTTGCTTGTACGCAATGCACTCGCGCCCAAACGGTTTGCCAGTGTGGACAGTGCTTGTGTGCTGGTAGTGTTTGACCGGCGCTTGGTCTATGTTTGGTGACGACACGCGCACGACCAAATTCTTTGGGAAGCTTCCGTGCTTGCGCATGAATCGCGCAATCATCAGATATTCTTTTGTAGGTAGCCAGTGCTTGGTGTTTGGTGTCGCGATTGCTACGCGCACAATATTGGCTAGGTGCTCGTCGCTTTGAATGTCGCCGCTATCAAACCAACGAAAATACTCGTCACCATTGATGGCTGTTACCATGGCGTCAACCCAACCAGTAGTAAAAATTGCGTCTAGTCGTTTGGCGTGCGCTTTTTCCACTACCGGCCAAACATATGCACCTTTGAGTGCATAGCAGCCATGGCAAACCGTGCCTTCTACTTTGGCGAGTTTGCTGCCGGTCTTGCATGCTTTGGCGCTAATGCCCCACGACTTGCAAGGCATCTTGCTGGTCTTTGATAGTCCGCCCACGGCGGCGCGTGCTTCTGATACTTTCATCCTTTTGTTTCCTTTTGTTGTCAGCCAATTGCTTGACTGTTGCGTATATTTTAGCAAATTTTGCTAGGCATTTGCACATTTTTTTTGGTGCCTGGCATTTGCTTCGAGCCTAACTTGCGGCCCGCCAAGCTTGCGGCCTTGTGCGTTTTATATATGTTTGCTTGCGACCTTGGGTGCCGGGTGCCAGGCTCCTGGCGTTGATCCGGCCATCTT